CTGACACCGACGTGCAGGCGTTGATCAGCGGACGTATCTACCCGCTGCGTTACGTCGGGCCGTCACCGATCCAGTTCCCGCTGATCATCTGGCGGCGTGCCCGTGTCCTGCGCGAGATGGCAATGAGCGGCCCGGTGGGCCTGCCGAAGGTCTCGGTCGAACTCTACGTCTACGGCGTGACCTACGAGGCGGCGCGGGATCTGGCTGACAAGTGCCGCCGCGTTCTGGATGGGTACGCCGGCAGTTTTGACAATACAGAAGTTCGGCAGACGTTTCTGATGGACGAGGCCGACGACCTCGTGGAGATCGACGGAGCGGAGAACTCGCTCTATCTGGTCCGGCAAACTTACGACCTCTTTTGGGTGGAGAATTAACTCATGGCAACTCACGGTCAGGGCACGACGCTCACGTTCGGCGGCACGGGCTACACGGTCACGAACATCACCTACTCGATGACCGACGTGTCGGCTGGCGACACCATCGACGTGTCCCACCTCAGCCTGTCCGCAGGCAGCAGCGTTGCCACCATGGATCGCCCCCTCAAGGGTTCGGCCACGGACACGGGTCGCGAGGTCAGCATCGAGTACCTCGGCACCGCGCCGATCACCGACGGGTCGACCGGCACGCTGGTGATCTCTGGCGGCCTGACGCTCAGTGCTGCTGCCACGGTCAGTTCTTCCAGCGTCACGCTGGCGACGAACGACGCCACGCGGGGCCAGGCCACCTTCCGAGTCGCGCGGGTCTAGTCCGCTACGGGGGTTTCCGTGGCGACATACTCGCAAGGCTGCACGGTGTCGTTTGCCGGTTCTTCACTGACCGAGCTGACAAGCGTGCAGTTGGAGCTTGGCGGCGGCCTGCCTATTGGTCGCAGCGGCACCTATGCACCAAGCGGCGGCAGCGTGAGCGTCGAGGGACTCGCTCCGGGCTCTTTCAATTGGGGCCAATACGGGTCGCTCGTTATTAGCGGTGGCGGCGTCAGCTTGACATACAACGCAGTATGTACGGGCAAGGGAGCCACCGCGGCTGCCAACGATGTGACGCGTTACACGTTCACGTTCGACCTCATTGGATGAAACCGTGGCACTGACGAAAGAACAAATTCTTGCAGCGGACGACCTGGGCCTCCTCGAGGTCAAGGTCAAGGAGTGGGGCGGCAGCGTGTTCATCCGCGTGATGACCTGCGGCGAGCGAGACTCTTACGAGAACGATTGGGTGGCGAACAAGGGTAAGGGTGTCGAGAACTTCCGCACGAAGTTCCTGGCACGCTGCCTGTGTGACGAGAAGGGCGCGCGGCTGTTCACCGACGCGGAGGTCGAGCAGCTGGCAAAGAAGTCGGCCAAGGTGATGAGCCGCGTGTGGGCCAAGGCGATGGAGCACAACGCTCTCACCGACAAGGACGTGGAGGAACTCGCAAAAAACTAGCAGTCCGCCCGACGCGTGTTTTTCTGTTTCGTCTGGCGGCACATCTCGGAATGACGGTCAAGCAGTTGTGCCAGGAAATGGACAGCCGGGAGTTTGCCGAGTGGATTGCATACCACCGGCACTTCCATCCGCTTCCTGACACATGGCGGCAGACGGGCCTGGTGGCCAGTGCGACGCTCGCGCCGTACTGCCCGCGGGGCAGGACGCCGAAGGCTGAGGACTTCGTTCCGGTTGTGAAAGCACCGCAGCACGAACTGCAGATACAGGAAGCGTTGGAACAGTTGGCGAAAGACTTGGCGGGTGACTAATGGCGACGGTGATCGGACTCGGCGTGCAGTTCTCGGCCAATGCCAACGGCATGACCAAGGGGCTGTCACAGGTCGACCGTCAGCTGCAGAACCTCGGCAAGCAGGCCGCGGCTGCGTCGTCGCTCTTCGACTCGTTCACGGCGGCAAGCGGTGCGGCAGCTGCGGCCCAGCAGCAAGTGGCCACGGATATCGCGTTTCTCGGCAGTGCCCTGAAGACCGGGCAGATTTCTGCCCAGGAGTACGCCTCGGAACTGCAGGCCATCGTCGGCAGCGCCCAGACGGCGGCGGCAGCGTTTGCCGAAGGTGCACGGATCACCGACCAGGTGGCCACGGCCGAGGAGCGGCGTACGGCTGAGCTCGAGCGGCTGGGCCAGCTGCTCGCGGCCGGAGCGATCAGCGAGGAGACGTACAGCCGTGCGGCGGCAGAGGCCAGCGGTGCCAACGAAGAGGCGGCGAAGGCCGAGACCGACCGGGCAAAGGCCCTGGCACGCGCGGCTCAGATCACGCAGGCCAACCTAAGCCCTCAGCAGAAGTACGACGCGGCGGTCCAGGAATTGAGCGACCACCTGGCCGCTGGCCGCATCTCGCAGGAGACGTACAACTCGGCAATCGCCAAGGCTACGACTGACTTCGACAAAGCCAGCAGGGCCGCTGCAGGATTTGAAGACGCAGCCGCGGCTGGTGGCGACGGCGGCACGATGAAGTTCAACGAGTTGTCCGGCGTGCTGTCGGCCTTGCCAGGCCCGATCGGCAATGTGGCCGGCCGTCTGTCAGGTCTGGCGTCTGCTGGCGAGGGTCTCGGCAAGGTCTTCGGCGGCGGTGCCGGCCTGTCTGGCGGCCTTGCCAACATCGGAGCCTCGGTGGCTGGGATGGTGAATCCGTTCACTGTCGGCCTCGCTGCGGTGGCTGCGTTTGGTGCGGGTGCTACCGCGGTGGCCAGCGGGCTGCTCGACCTCGAGGACCGCGTCGAGACGCTCGGCAACACGGCCGACAAGCTGGGCGTGTCGTTTGAGTTCATCCAGACGCTCGAGGAAGCGGGCAACCGCTCGGGCGTTTCCATCGAATCAGTCAGCAGCGCCTTCGGCAAGCTACAGAAGACGCTCGCCGGTGCAGACGAGGAGAGCAAGGCCGCGACTGCGGCCCTGGCCAAGCTGGGCATTTCGTTCACGGACTTGGAGAACTTGAGCCCGGAAGAGCAGATCCGCCTGGTCGGCGAACAACTGCAGGGCATCGAAGATCCCGCGAAGCGGACGGCCGCTGCCATGCAGATCTTCGGCAAGAGCGGCGCCGACCTGCTGCCGTTCTTTGCCAACCTCGGCCCGGCAGCCGACGACATCGAGCGGCTCGGTGGATCACTATCGGCCATCGACCGTGGCCGCATTGATGACTTCGGTGCAGGCATCGACGCCCTGGGCGTTGCCAGTTCCCGGCTCGGCGAGCTGCTGCTGCTGCCGTTTGTGGGCCTCGGTGAAGGCATCGCACAAGGCTCTGCCGAGTTCCTGGGCGGCATCAACGCTATCGTCGGGCCGATTGGCGACGTTCTGGAACCGGTGCTTTCTGGTCTGGGTACAGCGTTCGAGGTTGTCGGCGTGGTCATCGGCGGCATCGGCCGCGTAATCGGGGAAATCATCTCGCCTATCGGAGACCTGGCCCAAGCGTTCGGCGCGGTCGGTGAATCGTTCGGCACCGCGTTTATCGACGTTGTGCGATATCTAGTCGACGGCGCGGTAGCTGCTACAGATTTCGCCGTATCGTTCTCGCCGCTCGGTGCAGTTGCTGACAACCTTGGCGGTCTTGGCGAAACCGTCTCGCGTGTTGCCAACATCATTGGCACGGCGCTCTCACAGGTCGGCAGCTACATCGGCGACTCGCTGGCGTCGTGGGCTGAGTTCTTCGGCCTGCAGTCTGCCATTGAACAGATCGGCGGCGTGATCTCGTCCGTATTCGGTGGCGTGTCGTCCACATTCGAAACGATCGCCAACGCCATCGGCGGGACCGTTGGACGCCTGCTCACCATTGCCGAGAACTTCCTCGGCATCACCGCCGAGGTCGAAGAGCCGGTGATTCCCGAACTCGACCTGTCACAGCCCACGCTGGCCGCCTCGCAGTTCGCCAAGGAGATCGGCACGGCGGCCACGGCGGCCGCGGAGTTCGGCCAGGCTGGCTTTGAGGCTGCAGTCGCCTATCAGACCTCGCTAGAGCAGATCGCACAGCTTCAGGCCGACAACACGTTGACGGCCGACGAGGCGAAGAAGGCGGCCGAGCAGGAGAAGGCTGCGTTCGAAGCCAAGATCGAAACGCTGGACCAGGAGGCACAGGCCCAGGCCCGTGCTTCCGAAGCTGCCCAGAAGGCCGCCGACGAGAAGATCGCAGCGGCTGAGCGTGCTGCAGCTGCTGCCGTCGAGGCCGACCGCAAGCTGGCCGACGCGTTCATTTCCGCACAAGGTCTCGGCGGCGGTGACGGAGCGACGCCAGCCGACACGCTCCTGGCGATCGTCAGGCAGATCGAGGAGACCGAGGCGGCCATCGTCGAGGCCCGTGCCAGCGGCGACAAGGCTGCGGAGGATGCTGCCATCCGGCGGCTGCAGGTTCTCGACCAGGCCCAGGCCGCGGCGGAAGAAACGGCCCAGTTTGGGTTCTCGACCCAGGACGCCGAGCGGGCGATTGCGTCGGTGCGTGACACGCTCGACGAGACGTTCTCGTTCGTGAACTTTGAGCTTGCCCCGGAGGCGTTCACGGCAGCCCAGGAGCAGTTGGCCCAGCTGGAGGCGGACCTCGAGGCGAAGGTCATCGACCCCGAAACCTTTGAACAGGCTGCCGACGCGATCCGCTCTGGCTTTGAGGACGCCCTCAAGACGGCCGAGAGGATCCGCGACCTGAACGAGCAGTACGCCCAGCGTGCGGCCGAGATCGAAGCCAGCCGGCTCGACGCACTCTCGCAGGTGTCGCAGACACCGCTGCAGGCCACTGACGTGCGGACCAGCGAAGGGGCGAGCGAGTTTATTCGGCTCGCTACTGGCCGAGAGGATCCAGCGATCGCGGAATACCGCAAGCAGCTGTCAGAGCTTCGCAAGATTGCCAATGAGATCGGCAAGCTCGGCGGCGTGGTCGACATTGTGGGGGCAGCGTAATGGCAATTATTGCCGGTCGGGAAGTCATCCCACGCACGTTTACGCACCGGTTCGGCGAGTCGCCGACGGCCGAGATCAAGTACCACCTGACCACCAGCGGCCCTGTTGGCGTGCAGCAGGCACTTGATTACGTCGGCATCTATCACGGATCACCTCATCCCGAGTACCCGTACTTATGGTGCACGGAAGGTGCCGTAAACGAACTCGACCGCTTCCACGTCGAAATAACCTACTCGTATTCCGTGCCGGCCGTTGGCACTGAGGACAGCGACCCAAACCCCCTGGCGCGTGCTGATATCTGGTCTTTCTCCACGGGAGGGTCAGCGGTCCCTGCGTTGGCGTATTTCCATGGCAGCGGGAACGGCGACCTGCGTGCCCTGGTCAACTCGGCCTACGACTTCTTCGAAGGTGCGATGACTGAGGAGAGCGAGCTGCGTTGCACGATCTCTGGCAACCGTGCGTCGTTTCCCGTTGGCGTGGCCGCCCAAGTGACCAACTGTGTGAACGCAGACGCCTACCTCGGAGCCCAGCCGTACCAATGGAAGTGCCAGGGAATCAGCGGCCAGCAGCAGGTCGAGGTGGTCAACGGGTTTGAGTTGAAGTATTGGTCAGTCTCCGTAGAGCTCGCGTTCAGGCAGAGCGGCTGGCGGCTGATGCTGCCTGACGTTGGCTACAACTACCTCGAGGGAAGCCAGCAGAAGCGGGCGTACGTGATCGACCCGGAAAGCGGCGACAAGGTCGCGTCGTCGAACCCTGTGGCTCTGAACTCAAACGGCTCTCTTAAAAGCTCGGGCACCGCCCCGGACATCCTCTACCGCCGCGTCCACCGCGAGGTCGCCTTCGCTCCCCTGTTTGGCACGCCGCCGTTCTAAAAGCCCGCGAGGCTGCAGGATAGGTTGATTCTATGAGTGAGTTTCTTGCACTGCCGGGTCCGCTTGCCATCTCCATGACTGTTGGAGATGAGTTCGGGATGTTCGTCGATCTTGACATCGACACGACGAACTTCGCATGGACCGGCATTGTCTACGAAGTCACCACGACCGTTTCTTTTTCGAGCCCCAGTGGCGTGTCTTCGCAGGGGGCGACAGCTGCGACGTTCACTGTGACTAGCGTCAGCGCTGCGAATGGGCAAATCAACCTGTCGTTGACTGAGGCGCAGACAAGCTTGCTTGATCCGACAAAGAAATACCGCTGGTACCTCAGAGGCGTAAGCCCATCGCTCGTCACACGCACATACCTTAGCGGAACTTTTACGGCGTACGCACCATGATTAATGTCACAGTCTCGGGAACGGCCGTTGGCGTTTCGGTCAGTAGTGGCATTGGCCCTGCCGGATTCATCAACGCCCCTGGCACGTCGACCAACGCTTTCGGCACGTTCCAGTTAACTGCTGGCAATGGTATTACCATCTCGACCAGCGTCGGGCAGTTCCAGGTTGCTTCATACAACACGTCACAGGTCGCTGGCCTGGCCCCGGTCCAAAGCGTCGCCGGGCGTGTTGGCTCCGTGCAGCTGCAGGCGTCCGACGTGACGGCTGGCACGTTCGCTATCGCACGGATTCCGACGATCTCGTACACGGCCCTCGCCAATGTACCGACGAGCTTTGGCCCGTCAGCCCACACGCACTCGACCAGCGACGTTGTGTCGTTTACGTCTGCCGCTGCGGCAGCCGCCCCGGTGCAGAGCGTGGCAGGTCGCACCGGTGCTATCTCGCTGGCAGCCGCCGACGTGAGCGGGCTGGCTTCCGTTGCGACCAGTGGCTCGTACACGAGCCTGCAGAACGTGCCTGCCACGTTCGCTCCAGTGGCTCACACGCACGGCACAGCCGACATCACCGGCATCTCGAGCTCGTTTGCGGCAGCTAGCCACACCCACGAAGCCTCGGCGATTGCCAGCGGCGTGCTTGAGCTCGCCCGCATCCCGACCATCGGCTACACGGCGCTGTCAGGCGTGCCGACGACGTTCGCACCGCAGGCCCACACGCACAGCACGGCCGACGTGGCTGGGCTCACGGCCTCGTTCTCGCAGGTCGGCCACACGCACGACTACGCGGCCAGCAGCCATGGTCACGCGGCCAGCGATGTGACCAGCGGCACGTTCGATGTCTCTCGCATCCCGGCCATCTCTTACACGGCGTTGCAGAACATCCCGGTTTCGTTTGTGCCGGCAACGCACACGCACGACTACGCGGCGTCGATCCACACGCACTCCACCGCCGACATTGCCGGCTATCTGGCACTGCCTTCACAGGGCGGCAAGGCCGGCCCGCTGGTCACGGATGGCACGGCAGCGACCTGGTCGACCCGGTACGGCGTGGTCGATCCGGTGCTAGTTCAGGGCGCTGGCATGACCCTAACGCGTGACACGGCCGCCGGGTCCATTACTGTCGCGTTTGCTGGCGGCACGTCAGGGATCGTTGTCGGATCTGCCACGCCGCAGCCTCTGGGTGTCGCAGCTGCTGGATCTTCAGGAGATGCTGCCCGTATAGATCATGTTCACGCAATGCCAACGGCAGCAGACGTTGGGGCAGCTGCGGCGGCTCATACACACTCCGCTGGCGACGTGACGAGCGGGACGCTCGACATCGCACGGATTCCGACGATTGGCTATACAGCACTTAGCGGGGTGCCGCTCACGTTTGCCCCCGTTTCTCACACGCACTCGACAACAGACATCACTGGCTACACGCTCACTAGCGTGAACGGTTTGACTGGCACTGTCACAATTGCCGGCGGTGCTGGTGTCACGGTCAGCACGGCCAGCAGCTCGATCACGATTGCGGCTGGTGGCGGCAGTGGCGGCGTATCTCTAGGTCTTGTCCTCGCACTGAGTTGAACACATGGCAAATCCAAATCTCGGCTCCGCCACGAACGTCTACGCGAACAATGCGCAACTGTCGCTGACTGCCACCACGGCTGCGCAGCTGATCACCAACGCGGCATCGAGCGGCAAGGTGTTCCTGGTCGACTCGATCATTGTCGCCAACGTCGACGCCACGAACGCCTGCGACGTGACGGTTACGCGGTTTGCGTCCGCGACCAACACTGGCACGGCGTTCCCGATTGCCTCGACGATCACAGTGCCCGCGAAGGCATCGCTGATCGTCGTCGGCAAGGATAACCCAATCAACCTCACGGAGGCCGAGTCGGTCTACGTCACGGCGAGCGCGGCGAATCGGTTGGTCGTGGATGCCAATTGGAAGGAATTGTCGTGAGCAGGCAGCGTGGCGGATACATCGGATTTAATCGCGTCCCCGACGCTGCTGCGTTCAACTCTGCGGCCGTCGGCATGTGGAAATTGCGTGAGGCTGAGGCGATGCGCCGTGCAGGAACATGGCCGACTGCCACGCCGGCCGACCTCAACTTCAGCAACGTGACGTTATTGATGCACATGGACGGCACGGGCAGCACATTCACGGATTCCAGCGGCACGCCAAAAACGATCACGGCAAACGGCAACGCAACGCAGTCAACAGCTCAAAGCAAGTTCGGCGGCGTGTCTGCTTTGTTTGACGGCAGCGGAGACTACCTGTCTGGCGCAACGTCGGATGCTACTCGTTTTCCTGGAGACTTTACCGTGGAGTTCTGGGCTTTTGTGCTTGTTCACAAGAGCTTCAATGTTTGGTTTGATTGTCGTTCG